CGATCGATGCGTCGACGTAGTTGGCGCTATCCACCGTGTCGGCGTCGAGCGTCCACGATCCGGTCAAAACGCTCACATCGCCCAGGTCTTCGTCCGGCATGTCAGCGCCAGACAGGCCCGTACCAGTGGACAGGTCAATGGAGTCGTCGTCGATGCTGTCGGCAACCACGTGCTCGCCGTCAAGCAGCGCGTCGACCGTGACAAGCACGTTGGTCGTCGCGGCGTTCGTGCTGATTGCGGTCAGCGTTCCGGTCACGGTCGTGCCACTCGACAGCGTTCCAGCCTCAAGCGCGGTCAGCCGGGTCTGTGCGTCGGACGCGTTCGCCTCAAGGATCGTCTCAAGCTGGCGCGGGTCACGGACTTCGCGCTGACTGAGGGTCGAATCTTGAGCGGCAAACGCATTCCAGCACAGCAGCCCCGCCGCCAGGATAACGTATTCAATTCTTTTCATGTTCTTCTCCTGGCAAGCGGGGCCGGGTTTGTCCCAGCCCCGCCGCCGTTATTGTCGTTGTGGTCGCTTACGATACGACCGCTTCGGTACTCAGGATGCCGTCGGTGACGATCACGGGAATGCCCTCGACCTCACCCACGAACGGAGCGGCCGCGCCCGTCGCATTGACGGCGGTGCGGGACTGGCGCAGCAAGCGCATGGACTTGCGGTTCATGCAGATGTGCGTGCAACCCTTGCCGCTCGGGAACAGTGACAGTGCTTCGTAGATGTCATCATCCGTCAGCGCCGTCTCGACGTTGCAGATGCGGGCAGCGCTGTACGCTCCACCGATCTGAAACCCAACGTATCCGGTCACGGCGCAGTACAGGGCCGGGAATGTGTCGTTGGTTGAGCCGGGGTTTTCGACCTTCTCGATCACCACGGGATCGTCGTCAATGACGATTTTGCCAGCGTTGCCGATCACCACGGACACGTCCGTCTCCATGCTGCGCAGGAAGTACACGCTCGTCTGCGACACACCGGTGCTCCCGGCTGTATCGGCCGCAATCACCATCGCGTCCGAAATGGCGTCGAGTTGCGCGTCGTCGTTCAGCCCGACAAACCCGTCGGCGTCGCTGTTGGCTCCGTTGAAGATTTGCAGTTCGACCGCGGCAAACGCCTGCTTGAGCGCCCGCACCAGTTCGCGCTGCATGTAGGCATCGCGCCCACTGGCGGACCCATCGGCCAGCGCCACGTCGGCGTGAAACGATGCATCCAGAATCTTCAGCGTGTCGGTGATTTCCGTATCGGCGCTCGCGGTTTTGGCGAGGCCGGCACCGGCAGCGCGGAACCCGGCAGAGCTTGCCGTGGTCTGCTTCAGGTACTTGTGTACCGTGCCCTGGCTTGCGGCCTGGGCGTGCAGCACGCTCAACGCCGGGCTCTCGTCCAGCAAATCGGACAGCCCGAGGTCTTTGAGGTTCGCGTCGTTCAGGTAAACCAAATGCGCGAGGGTGTTGAAGGATTCGGCCATTGTCTTTCTCCTGTTGAAGGCGGCGTTTTACCGCTTCGTTGTCGTCGTGTTACTTGTTGGAGTTGAATACGCGCTTGGGCTTACCGGCGGCCTCGATCACCTTGGCCGCTTGCCCGCCATCCTGCGCACTCGTGAGTTCCGCGACCTTTTCGCGGAGTGTTCCGTTCTCAGTCTTGAGCCCGTCCGCGTATGCGTGCAGGGCCGTGTTGTAGTCGCCGCCATCGCGTACGGTCTGCGCGGCAATCTCCGCGCCGAACTCGTCGGCGATTTTGGTGAACTGCTCCACGGGCAATGCGGCGGCCAGTGCGGCCTCCTGCTTTGCATTCTCTGCGGCCTGGTCGGCTTCCAGTTTCGCAGCGGCGTCTGCCTCTGCCTTGGCGGTCGCCTCTTGCTCCAGACGTTCGCCCTCCTGCGCTTCCTCCAGTTTCTTCGCTTCCATCGCCGCCTTCTCCGAGTCGGTCTTCACGCTCATTTTCGGCTCTCCATTGCTGGCCCGACCAACGCCGGGACGTTCCTCTCTCCGCATTGTCCCACCGCATTCCGGGCACTGTGTCTCCGCACAATGCTGGTCGGACTCCATCTTGTGTCCGCATTCGATGCACTCACACCCGAACGGGCCCTGAGTGTCCCGGTAAGTCCGGTAGCGGGTTATGAACTGGTCAACCTTGTCGCCGTATCGCGCAAGGGCTTCGATGATTGCCGGGTTGGTGTCGATGGCCCCCCACACTTGCGGGTTCAAGTCGAGAAACTCCGTGATCTGACCGGCCATCGTCTCTTGACTGAACCGCGAAAACATGCCGTCATTGGCGGCGGGTTCGTCTACGGCATCGCACGCTTGGAGGGCTTCGCATTCAACGAAGTCCGGGCCTTCGATTTCGCACCACTCCACATAGTCAGCCCCGCGCTCGCCCTTCGCCACGCTTGAGCCGGGGGCAAATACCTTCTCGTCACCGTCGCGGCGGTACATGCGCCCCGGCGTAAACACGATTGACGTGCCGAACATGTCCGGCTCGTTCGTCGCCATGCCGAGCACGTAGTCGTACAGGTTGCCGTGCGGCGTGTCCTTGGCCTCGTTGCTCAGAAAGAGGTCGGAGCGGCACTGCTCGCCCTCGACTGCAAAGTTCTTGAATCGGCCGATAAACGTACCCAGGGCGGTTGAACACATATTCGGGTGTCCAAAACGCGCCTTGAGTCCTTGCTTCTTTTCGTTCCCGAAATCAGCGACCCGCCCAAGAAACTCGCTATCCAGGTTGACGCCGTGGCCCTTGGCCTCTCCAACTGTGCAAATGCTGACACCCGGAATCACCCCCTTGTCCGTGCTGACCGCGCCCACTGGTGCGGCTTGCAGAAAGTCCGTGCTGAACCATCGCTCGCTCATTTGTCACCCTTTCGATTCTTGCGCCGGCGCGTCTTCGGTTTCGGCGCCGGTACGGGTTTCGGCTCTTGCCTCGGCTCATATCCGCGAAACATCGAAAGCACGTACTCAATCGGATTTTGGCGCGGCATTGGTCGGCTCCTTGTCGTCGTCGGAGTTCAAAAGGTCGATTACGGTGTCGTCGCTGGCCGGGTTCGTGGCAATCGGCACGCCCTGCTTTTTGGCGTAGTCGAGCACGGCCTTCTGCTTGTCGATGTTCTTGAACACGTCGGAGCCACGGCGGCGTGCGGCGTCGATGTGGTTGTCGAGGCCGAGCGCGATTGCCTGCTTGTCGCCCATCACCTGCTTGAGTTTGTCGAGCCAGGGCGATCCACTCGCAACCCACTCCACGGCTTCCTGTACGGCGCGCAAGGACATGCCCGCGTCACCGGCCACCTTCTTAAGCATGAAGTCGCTATCGCCGTCCCACAGTGCCTTCAGCAGCCAATCGCTGTAGTCTTGGCGCACGTAGCGGTTCTTGGTCCGCTTGGCGTCGCAACTCACCTCGTACTCGTTGAGGTCGGCAATGCGTGCGGAGAATGACGAGCGGCGGGAATCAAAGCTGGTCACGGGAATGTCGAGGGCGAGCATTGCGATCTGAATGAACAGATATGACCCCTCGACGAACTCACCGGACGGGGTATGGCTTTCGAGCATCTCGGCCTTTTCGCCGGGGTTGAGGTCGAGGATGGTTACGGTGCGCGGGTTGAGATCGAGTTCCGTGTCGGCGGTGGTTGCATCGGCGCTTGCCGTTTCGGACGTCGCACCACCCGCCCCGCCCATGCCGTCAGTCCCGGCCGGGTCGCGCATGATGGCAATGCCAAGCAGCGCGTGCATTTTGGCTTTGATGAGGTTCCACTCGAAGCCCTCGTGGATATCCTGCACCGTGTTGATGGCGGTCGAAAGCGGCGACACTCCACGGAATTGCGAGCCGAACCGCGTCCAGTACCCGTCAAAAATCACGTTGGCGGCGGGCTCCAAGTGGTCAAACTCGTAACCGCCGCCAGATTCGCCACGGTTGCAAATGCAGTAGTCGAGCGGCCCGCCGTACTCGTCCACCACGAGACCGGACGAGTTGACCACCTTACCGCCGTGTTCGGCCGCCTTGTATTCGCCGGGTAGTCGCACAAGGTCTGACTCGATGGCCTGGAGCTTGACGCCGGGGAGCTTGAGCAAAACCGCGTCGCCGCCCACAACCTTCTCAAGCTCAAACAGCCGGAACAACTCGTCCCGGCCAAAGCGGCGGGCAATGTCGATTCGCGCCGGGGCACCGTGCCACTTGAAAATGCGCTGTACCAGAGCATCGACGGCAGGCTTGCCCGTACGGATGCTGACGTGAAACTTGCTCACGTAGTCGAGGTGTTTGCGGACCATCCACGCGGGCAGTGAGTAGTTGCGGATTTGCTCCTGCTGCGTCGCCTGTAGTTTCTTGCGCTTCGTCGCCGTGAGGATTTTGGACTCATGCCGCACCCTAGTCTGCGGTGCCTGCCGCCTGCCCTTATCCTCCGTGGCGTTGTAGCCGAACTGGGTGACGCGGCTTGCGATTTCGGCCTTTGTCCCCTTGGCGCTCACGCCGCACGATTCGGCAACGCGCACAAGGTCAGCTTTGGTCGGCTTTTTGGGCATACGTTAC